TGTATAGAGCAGGAGCAAAGGAAGGAGAGCCTCTTCAGGCGATCCCCCTGACGCAGGAGAATATTGAGGAACACATGACGGTATTTGTAGATACTAGTGTTGCTAGTGGAGATATGTGTTCCTTGGCAGGAGGTGAATGCTAATGCCTATTTATGAATGGATATGCCCCGAATGTGAAATTTGGTGGGACAAAGAGTATAAAATGGGAAAAGCTCCTGACAGAACTCGTTGCCCGAAGTGCAAGAAGCTATCTTCCAGATATTGGCAAAATAACATCCCTGCTGTTCATTTTAATGTAATAGGATTTCCCGATAGAGATAGAAAATTAGCAAAAACGGGGGGTCATGTTGCAGGAGATTCCGATGAAGTGTGTAAGGGGCTTATTCAAGACTCTAAAAATGCTATACAGCATGGAAATGCTATGTATCAGCGAGTAATTTTTAATCCTGAGGGATACAATGCAGAGGCTGCCAAATTAAGTGGAGAGGATAGAGAGAAGGCTGGATATTTTAAACCTCTTTCTGATGATAAGAGGGAAGATAAAGCAAGAAGAGCTAAAAAACAGACTGCTGATCACTATAATAAACATATGTCCGACAAGAAAACTGGCCCTAATGACCCTAGAATAAAGATTCAATGAAATACGATTTCTCGGATAATATTCAAAGAGGAATGCTTTTCCTCTTGAAGAGTGATACCGACTTCTATTCACAAATTACCAACCTTGTTCAGCCTGAATATTTTGAGTATGATATTCATGCTAACATTTTCAAGACTGTACAGAAGTATTACAACGAATACAGGCAACTCCCTACGGACGATTTTATTCTTCAAGAGATAAAGTCCATTAAGTCTGGGCGTGAGGATCTGGCTGATTATGCTGACGAGCTTGAGTATGTGAACACCTTAGATACTTCTTGCGTGAGTAATCAAGAGTACTTCATGGATATCGTGGAGGATTTTGCAAAACGGGAGGCTATGAAAGGTGCTATTACTGAGAGTGTTATCCTCCTTAAAGAAGATAGGATTGGGGACATTGAGGGGATTGTAAGAAAAGCACTTACGGTTAGTAGGTTTGTGGATAATGGGCAGGACTACTTCTCTTGTGTTGCTGATCGTTGGGATCGTATTATCAACAGGAAGGAGGAGAAGAAGTATCCTACCATTCTCCCTTCTTTGAATACATCACTAGAGGGGGGTCTTGGTATTAAAGAGCTTGCTATGGTGGTAGCCCCTCCTGGGGTTGGAAAATCTCTTTACTTGGTTAATCAGGCTGTGAGAGGTTTGATGGACGGCAGTAATGTTCTTTATATCTCTCTTGAAATGGCAGAGGATAAGATTGCCCAACGATTCGATTCGATTATGAGTCTAATTCCTCAAAAGAAACTTAAAGAGCCTACTGGTCAATTAGACCTTAAGGAGCGTTTGGATATTTTTCAAGAAGAGTTTAAAAGTAGGCTGGTGATTAAAGAGTTCCCGACGAGTACAGCTACCGTAAATACGGTCAGAGCGTTGCTAACACAGTTGGCTAACTACGAAGAGTTTCAGCCCGACTTGATTATTGTGGACTACCTTGAGCTTCTTCGCCCAACACGGGAGATCCAACATGAGTATCAGGCCCAGCAGAGGATTGCAGAGGAGCTTCGTGGGCTTGCTATGGAGAACTCTCTACTAGTGTGGACTGCTACTCAAACAAACCGCATGGGCCGAGCCGTGAAGATTATTACTGATGCAGAACTAGGAGATTCCTATGGTAAGATTCGTACCTGTGATTTCGCTGTATCCCTTAATCAAAAAGAGGAAGAGTTTGATGAAGGTATTATGAGAGCTTATGTAATGAAGTCTAGAAACGGACGACCTAGATTTATCGTTCCTATGCTTGTCGATTATTCTACACTTCGCATGACAGAGGATGAGGGGTTCGATGACTAATCAATTTTACGAAACATTAAAGGAAAAGAAGCTTACCTTTAATGCAGGATGGAGAGTTTATTCTTTTAAGTTTGTAAAGAGTTTAAAGTCTAGTGGAGTTCCTTGTTACGGAGAGGCAGACTTTGATAAGTGTATTATTTCTTTAGATGTAACTGTAGATGATGATACAGCGAGACATACTCTCCTTCACGAAATTTGCCATGTTCTTTTGGAAACTATGGGGCTGGGAGGTCATCATGAAACAAAAGAGGATTGGGTGGAAAATACTAACGAATATATTACCGAAAGCATGGCAAGAGGGATGCTCATGTTAAAAAACTTAAACCCTAAATTATGGAGTGTTATTTTTGATGAATAAATCAGAGCAACTATTATTGGCATACGAGGACATGACTTGGGATAATTATGTTACTATTTGTGATGCAATTGTTAGAATCAATCCTGAAAATCTGGAAGAGGAACTAACAAATCAGCCCGTAAACTATTCTCATTGGTCTGGGCTTCTTGCAAGGGCTAAGAGTGAAATGGATACTGCTAATTTCCACCTCACTCAGTTTATTGCGACCACAACTAATGCTACTCAGGAAGAGGCTCGTCTAAGTGGGAAGAAAAAAACAGCAAAAGACTTAGATGCTTTTGTAGAAAGTCATCCTGATTATGCTATATATATGGGAAAGGTAAACACCATTACTCAAAAGTATAACATGATTAAAGGGCTTGTTTCGGCTCTTGATCAACGAATGAGTTCGCTGGTGCAACTATCTAGCGCAAAAAAAGCAGAAATGAAACTTTACAGTTGAAAATTAAGTGCCTACCGTCTATAATAGACCTCCTGCACTAACTAACTAATTAACGGAGAAACTAAAAATGGCTATTGATCTTGAGGCTCTGAGAGCCAAACACGCAGAACTACAAGGAAACAAAACGGAAGGTAATTCTTCCTTCCTTTCTAACTTCTTTCAAGTGAAAGAAGGCACTAATATTGTTCGTATCCTTCCTGGGAAGGATGATGATACTCTCTTCTATGCAGAGACAAAGATTCACAGAATTCCTGCTGGAGAAGGTGGAACAAAAAATGTCCATTGTCGAAAGATTCATGGGGAAAAGTGTCCCCTTTGTGATGCTTACTACGGTCTTTGGGATCGTGTAAATAAAGGTCACAAGGAATACGAAACTATGGCTCGTCAGATTAAACCTCGCGCAAGGTACTATATGAATGTACTGGATCGAGAGACTGAAGAAGTTAAAATTCTATCTGTTGGCGTTATCCTTTTTAAAAAGGTTGTCGCTGCCATGCTAGATGAAGACTTTGGAGATATTACGGATCCTGCGGAGGGCCATGATTTCAAGATCGTTAAGATCATGGAAGGTCAATGGCCGAAGTATGATCAGTCACAACCTCGTCCCAAGTCAGAAAAGCTTGGAACGGCACAAAAAGTTGCTGCGGTCATGGAGCAGCTTCACGAAATCCATGAATTGGTGAAGCTAGAAGATTACGATGCTGTTAAGCAGTTCGCTGAGAACATTCTAGTAGCTAATGAAGGTAGTCCCTCTAAAGAAGAAGGAGATGAGGATTACCTCAGTAAATTGCAAGGTTAATTAATTATGAGAGATATTATTATCACCCTTTTACTTACTGCTGTACTAGGCTTGGGGTTGGGTTCCTGCGCTGCTCTTGAAGGTTTCTTCGGGGAAGGTACGGTATTTACGACTGCGGATCAGCTTGAGGAAGGACAGGAGGGAGCTATTATTCCCTTCGATCAACTTCCTGATTCGGTGAAGGCAAAGATCCCAGAAGGGACTTCTCTTGTTATGGCTACTAAAGATCAGTTGAAAGCTGATGCTGCTTATGTTGCTACTGGTCCTATGGACGGTGACGATATGGGAGGCATGATTGATGCTGGTTTTGGTATCGCTAAAGCTTTTATTCCTGGGCTTGCTGCGTGGGAAGGTATGGTTACGCTCTTTAGTAAGCGTAAGCGTAAGCACTACGGTAAAGCTCTGAAATCCATTATCCCTACGGATAAGAACATGGATATTGGTGGTGCTGTGGGTAGTCTTGCGGCTG